GATGCTGATGGGCTGGAAGTCTACGAGGTGGTGAATATCATCCCAGCGTGGGTAGTGATTCTCGGCCTGACCAGGCCGTGGTGCTGGGTGCAGGACGTGTTCAATTTCCGGTGGCCGTGGCGATGAGGCGCGCAGCCAAAGCGGATACCGCGACACAGCCGCTCGTCGAAGATTTGCGGAAGCTGGGCTTTACCGTGGTCCATCTGGGCCAGCCAATCGATATCGCCATCCGTCAGCCCTCTTGGCCGCCCGGCATGTTCCTCTTCGTGGAGGTCAAGTCCGGTCGCAAGAAGAACGGCGAGGTGAAACTCGATCCGAGGCAGGAGAGGCAAAAAGCGTTCTGCCGCGACCACGGCGTCATCTACGCCACGCAGACCGAGGACGTGATCCATGCCGCGAGATGGGTCGGATTTGCGCTCAGTACGCGTACACGGCCCGTTACAAACAGTTTTTAACCCAAGGAGCAATCATGACTCTCCACCGAACGCAGAAACTGGCCATCGCGGCCTTGATCGGTATCCTGGCCACCACGCTGCTGGTGTCGGTCGCCAGCGCGCAGACCGTACCCGGCACGCTGCAGATCAGCTGGACCAATCCCACCCACGGCTGCGTGATCGGCGTCACCCCGCCGGCCTGCAGTCCGCTGACGGGCGAGAACGCCCTGACCGCGATCAACGTCTACGTCGATACCCAGCCCATCCCGGATGACTACGCTGGAGCGCCCACGATCACGCTCACCGGCAGTGCGACAAGCACGACGCACACGATGCAGGTGGCCAACGGCACGACGCTGTATGTGCGGGCGCGGGCGGTGAATGAGGCCGGGGCGAGCGAGTTCAGCAATCAGGCGAGCAAGCTGATCGCGGTCGATCTGCTGCCAGGCGTGCCGGCCGATGTGACGATTGTGCTGGAGATTGGGTGATGAACCAGATCGAACTCGTCCGGGCGAGGATCGTGCGCGGTCAGCTGTACGAGATCACCAAGCTGCGCCAGTTTGTGTCGATGACCGACAACAACGCCGCCGTGGAGCGGTTGAAGGACAAGGAAGCCAACAGGCTCATCATCGCGCTGACGGACACGATCCTGAAGCATCTGGGCGTGAAGGCGGAGACGCCCAAGGATGGGCGGACCAGGACGGCGAAGACGCTGTGAGCAGCAAAATGCAGTTCGCTGCTGATGGGCTCGGTCATGGCGGCGCGTAAAGGCACTCGCCCGCCGAATGCCGGTAAAGGCCGCAAGCCAGGCGTGCCCAACGCTGTCACCAAGGAGGTGAAGGCCGCCATCCTCAATGCGTTTGAGACGGTCGGCGGTGAGGCGTATCTTGTCAAGGTGGCGAAAAAAGATCACAAGACGTTCTGCGCACTGCTCGGGCGGGTGCTGCCGCTGCAAGTGACTGGTGAGGGCGGTGGCGGCCTGGTTGTGAAGGTGGTGCGCTATGGGAAAGCCCAACAGGAGGATGGATGCTGAACAAGATATGGACTGTTTTGGCCGCTACATTCCTGGCCGCACTTCCGCTTGCGTTTCTCTGGTACACCGTGACGACGATCTCTGCGTGTGTATTCAGGCGCGGTCCCTGTAATGATTGGGACGCAGCATCAGTCGGCGGCCTGCTCGGATTCGGCTTTCTCGGGCTTGTGATATGGGCGGGGAACAAGTGGCGGAGGTGAAGGAGAAGCGGCTGCCGCAGGAGCGCAGCGCCCCGGCAGAGCTGCAATACCGAGACCCGAGGACCGGTGAACCGCGCCAGGAGCCGTGGTCGGCGCGGGACTGGCATCAGCATGCGCTCAAGCCGCGCCAGCGCTTTGCGAAGACGTGAGTGAGATCGTTATCCCCAACATGTGGACCCCACGGGACTACCAGCTGCCGGTGTGGAATGCGCTGGAGCAGGGCGTCAAGCGCGTCGTGGCGCCGTGGCACCGAAGGTCGGGCAAGGACGATGTCGCGCTGAACTGGACGGCGGTCAGCCTGTTCGATCGCGTCGGCACCTACTGGCATCTGCTCCCTCAAGCCAACCAGGCGCGCAAGGCCATCTGGGATGCGGTCAACCCGCACACCGGCATCAAGCGCATCGATCAGGCGTTCCCGCGGGAGATCAGGAAGCGCACCCGCGACCAGGATATGTTCATCGAGTTTCGAAACGGCGCCAGCTGGCAGGTCGTGGGGTCGGACAACTACAACTCGCTGGTCGGCTCACCCCCGGTGGGCGTGGTGTTTTCCGAGTACGCCCTGGCAGATCCCAACAGCTGGGCGTTCCTGCGCCCGATCCTGCGCGAGAACGGCGGCTGGGCCATGTTCATCAGCACCCCTCGCGGCCGTAACCATTTTCATGGCCTGTATGAGCTCGCTCGGCAGGAATCCGATTGGTTCGGTCAGCTACTCACGGTGGAGGACACCGGCATCGTATCCCCCGAGGACATCGAGAAAGAGCGGCGGGAGGTGGCGAAGGAGCGCGGCGAGGACGAGGCCGAGAACATCATCAACCAGGAGTATTACTGCAGCTTTGATGCGGCAATCCCTGGTAGCTACTACGGAAAGATCATCGGTAAGGCAGAGACCGAGGGACGGATCTGCGATGTGCCCTACGATCCGCGTCTGCCTGTTACCACAGCCTGGGATCTGGGCGTCGGCGACAGCACGGCCATCTGGTTCGTTCAGCAGGACCGCCAATCGGTGCGCGTCATCGACTTCTACGAAAACTCAGGCGTGGGGGCGGATCACTACGCCCGGGTGCTCCGCGAGAAGGAGTATCAGTACGAGCGCCATATCCTGCCCCACGATGCGGATGATCGGGAGTGGGGCAACAACGCCTCCAGCCGGGTGGATACCCTGCGCAGCCTGGGAATCAAGCCGCACACCGTGCTGCCGCGCGCCTCGGTCGATGATGGGATCAATGCGGTGCGTGTCCTGCTACCCCGGTGTTGGTTCGATCGGGTCAAGTGCGATCGCGGCCTGAATGCCCTGCGCCAGTACCAAAGGACCTGGAACGAGAAGCTGCGGGCATTTTCGGCCACTCCGCTGCACGACTGGTCATCCCACGCCTCTGACGCCTTCCGGTATCTGGCCCAGGGATTGAAGGCGCCGAGAGACACCAAGCAGCAGCGCCCCCGCTTCGCCCGCATGTAGTCAAGAAACGAATGGTTACAAAATACCTCCGTTGATTCCGCCGCTGCTCTACGCTACGTTGCCCGCTGTCACATCCACGGCGAGCGCGATCCATGGGCGGGGTAGTAGACGAAGTCAGTGATTTCGTGGGCGATGTATTCGAGGGCTCCAAGCAGATCGGTGAGGTCCTCGGCTACGGCACGACATCAAAGAAAACCAAGCGCGCCAAGCGAGCCGCCCAGGAGCGCCAGGAGTCCGCGGAGCGTCGAGCGCGAGGCCCGAACCTGGATGCAGCACAGCGCACCCAGGCCGAAGCGGACCGAGTCCGGCGCCGCAGAGGCGTACTAGCCAACATCTACGCGGGCGGGTCTGCCTCCGCGCCGAACGTTGGCTCAAAAGTACTTTTGGGGTCTTGATGAGCGCGCCGCTTCGAGATCTGTCTGGACTTCGTTTCGGCAAGCTGGTCGCCTTGAGGCGCGAACGAAGGGCCCGGGCGGGGTATTGGCTATTCCAGTGTGACTGCGGCGCGCAGAAGGTGATCCGCGCTGATGGAGTCGCAGCCGGAATCGTAGTGTCTTGCGGCTGCGTTGGCATTGTCCGCAGAGCTGAAGGCTTTCGCGCATCAGGGCGGGCTCACGGAAAGACGGCGTCCCGCGAGTACTGCTCGTGGGCGGCGATGATGCAGCGTTGCACAAACCCGTCAAATCACAAATGGTCCATGTATGGCGGTCGGGGTATCACCGTCTGCGATCAATGGCGCGACTTCAAGACCTTCTATGCCGACATGGGCGATCGCCCTCCAGGCACAACGCTCGACAGAATTGATAACGATGGCGGCTATGAGCCTGGCAATTGCCGATGGGCAACGCCGGTGGAGCAGCGCGCGAACCAGCGCAGAGCAGTCCGTCAATGACGACCGAAGCCGACCAGATCCTCAAGGAGCAGTCGGAGCTCGCTTCAAAGCGCGCGAACTTCGACTCGTTCTGGCAGTCGATCGCCTACCGCGTCCTACCCAACTCGGCCAATTTCACCGAGCAGACCAGCGAGGGCCAGATGCGCACCGAGCGTGTCTTCACCTCCACGCCGATCACTGCCAACGATCGATTCGCTGCGTTCATCCACGAGGGCATGACGCCGCGCGATCAGGTCTGGCACATGCTCGAACCCGAGGACGAGGACGAGGACCTAAAGGAGGATCATGAGGTCAGCGAGTACCTGGAGCGCCTGAACAAAGCATTGTTCGCCGCGCGCTATCGGCCCACCGCGAACTTCACATCCCAGCGCCACGACTGCTACCTGTCGGCCGGCGCGTTCGGCAACTACTGCCTGTTCATCGATGAGGTGCCAGGCCAGGGCACGCGCTACAAGTCGATCTACATCGGCGAGGTGTTCTGGGCCGAGAATCACCAGGGCATCGTCGATACGCTGTACCGCAAGTTTCCGCTTCAAGGTCGCCAGGCACTGCAGAAGTTTGGCAAAGATCTGCCGCCGAAAATCGCTGATGCGGCGCAGAAGGAGCCGTTCCGCTGTTTTGACTTCATCCACTGCGTGAAGCCCAACGAGGATATCCGCCAGGGCCGCAGGGACTTCTCCGGCATGCCGATCGCGTCTCGCTACGTGTCGTGCGATGAGAAAGTCATCATCCAGCGCGGCGGGTACA